GAAAGAGTTTTTAATGAATTGATAATATCATCACAGTCTTGCATCATCTTAGAATAACCTTCTTCTCCTGTTGTTTCTGGAGATGCTACTACAGTAACTGCGTCTGATTCTATTGAAGTTGATGATTTAGCTACAGGTATATTATCTTCGGTTGATTCATCTATTGAATTAGCCTTTTTTGTATGATTATACCATTGTTCGAATGTTTTCATCTTTTATATTGATTTGTTTATAAACTTATAATCTATATATCCGTTTAAGTTTCAGCGAAACAAAAAAAGGTCCTCTAAAATAGAGGACCTTTAATATTAAAATCTAAAAGTTAGTTCTAATTAAAGAGCTAATTTAGATACATTGTATGTAACATATTGAGTTTCTGGGTGGAAACCTGCTTCAACTAATGCGAATCTAGATTTAACAGCAACTTTAGGAGCCATAGTTCCTTCAGCGATTGTTTGTACTGATTCAGCCATTAAGTAAGGCATGAATACTAATCCAGGACCGTTACCATCACCTTTTCTACCAACTACTACTTCATAAGTATTGTCAGCAGCACCTTCCCATGCTTGTCTTGGGTCAGTGTATACATTTACACCAGCTACAGAACCTACTGGGTAGATTGCACCTGCTGCTTGTGATAATGTGTTAGCCATTGGGTTAGCAACGAAACCAGCAACTGATTGTAAAGCTGTAGCCACTTTAGGACCTACAACACAGAAGTTACCTGCACCTCTTCTACCTCTGTTTGCGATAAAGTTCGCAGCAGCAAGGATTGAAGTTAAGATTCTTCTATGGTTAGAAGCGATAGTCTCACCACCTAATGTAGCATCAGATAAGTCTAAGTCTAAGTTAGCACCTGAAGCTGTAACGTTAGCTTTACCTAAAGAATTAAGTTTAGCTAAGATTAAGTTGTTGATTGACTGAGTTAATTCGTTAGTTAATACTGACTCAACTTGAGCAACAGCATCTACACCGAATTGTTTAAGATCTTGTACTTGTTCTCTAGTAACTGCAGCAGCAACTTGGAAAGTTTCAGCAGCAACACTTTTTGAGAATAAAGAAAGACCCATAACTTTGTCAGGAGTTTGTTCACCAACACCTCTTGAGAATGCATTACCATCCTTGTCAGCAGCAGCGAATCCTTTAATATGATCTTCTAAAGCTTTCACTAATTCGATCTTTAAAGTAGAAATACCATCAGCGTCGTCAGCTGAGAAACAATCTGCAACTGCACCAGCATCAGCTTTCGCTTCACCAGCTACAGTGATTTTGTAAATTTCCATACCGTCTAATCTAGAAGCACCTTGAGCAATTGCAAAAGTATCTCCTTCAGCAGTAGCACCAACAACTACGTTAGTACCTGATACTTTTACATAAGTTGGAGCAGTTGATCCGATTAATTTACCACCTTCGTAAACGAAGTCTAAGTAAGATAAAAGACCCATTGGTCCAGCCATTGGTACAACTGGTACTAAGTCTAAACCGATAGTTTGTGCAGCAACTTGCATTGCTAATGGTAATAATGTAGGAGCTTTATCACCTGAACCGTCTGCAGTTGCAGAAGGTAAAGATACATCACCCATACCGTAGATGTTACCAGCAGTCCCTAAAGACATGATGTGTGCATCTTCGTAAAGTTTGTGGTTATGACAGTATTCTGACATCCACGCTAGTTTTTCTGCTTCGTTGATACCTGTAGCTGATTCGATGATCGGAGCCCAAGTTTCTCTAACTTCTGCAGAGTTAATTAAATTTGCCATTTTATTATTTGTTTTTTTTTAATGGTTGTTTAAATTTGATCGATTGAACGATCTTCTCGATGTTTGTCAGATTTTTTCTTCTTATCTGATTATCGATATACTATATATTGTTATTATATTTACGTTTTTTACGTTTTTCCTAAAATATTAAGATACTACTTGTTAAATCTCTTGTTAATAGACTTCTTAACATCAGTTAAATCGTATAAAGGTTTCTTATCTTCAATAACAGGAGCAGCTTCATTTACTGTCTCTACTTTTTCCATAACTACAGCAACATCTCTAAGATCTCTAGTTTGCCAGAAGTTTCTTACTTGGTAAGCAGTTTCTAGTTTATGGTATTTAGATTGAGCTAAAAGAGCTGTTTTCTTGTTATCTGATAATTTAGACCATGTTTCTTTATATTCTTCTGGCATCATTTCAATAACATTAGGTTCGTTAGTTTTAACGCTATTTAATAATGAAGAGTTCCATAATGTAAGAATTTGTCCTTCAGTTAAGAATCCTTTTCCTTCGATTGATTTTAATACTTTAGATTGATCTTCAGTATTTAATTCGTTGTATTCTGCTTTCTTAGCTTCAGAAATAAATCTAAAGAAATGAGGGTTAGTATTTTCTTTAACGGTTGCTTTTTCGATTAAAGCAGATAATTTAGAACTAATTTCAGATTTGTAAGCATCTAGTGAATCTACTGCTTCTTCAACTTCTTCAGTTTCTTCAACTTCTTCAGTTTCTTCAACTTCTTCAGTAGCTTCAATTTCTTCTTCTACGAATTCTTCTGCATTTTCTTTATCTTCAGCATCAACGTCTTTAACTTTGAAAGTTTCACCGTCTACTGTAAATTCTGTTTCTCCGTCTGCGATTGCTTTAGCTCTTGCAGCACCGAATGCATTTCCTTCTTCAACTTCTTCAGTTTCTTCAACTTCTTCAGTTTCTTCAACTTCTTCAGCAGCCTCTTCTTCAGAAATTTCTTCGTCACCGGCATCGTCAACTGTATCTTCTAACTCGTCTTCTAACTCGTCAGATTTGTCTTCAACTTCTGCACCGTGATCTAATTCATTATCTTCAGCATCAACAGTAGGTTCAGTAACATCTGTAGAATCGTCTTCATCTTCAATTTCTTCAACTTCTTTACCAGCTTCATCTTCTAGTAATAAGTTAGAATTAACTGTTTCTGCAACGTATTCTGCATATTCAGTAACTTTTTCTAAATTTTCTTTTAAGTATTCAATATACTTTAATAAGCCTTCATGGGTTGTTGCACCTTCATTATAAGATTCTGCTAAGTAATTAGTATAGTCTTTAATTGATTCAACACCTTCAGCAACATGCTCAGTATATGCAACGCTATTATCTAATTTCTCAGATATTTCGTTATTTGTAGTTATTGTATTATCTAAGTTTTCAGCAAGGTATGCAGAATACTCGATAGTCTTTTCTAATTTCTCAGCAAGATAGTTTGAATATTCTTTAACGCTTTCAACTTCAGACTTTACAGATTCATCACTATTTAAAGATTCCATTCCCTCTTTAATAGTTTTTATTTCGCTTGATAAATACTGTGAATATTTATTAAAATCATCAGTACTTACGAATTTTGATTCAGCCATTTTGTTTTCAGTTTTATTTTCGGTTGTTAAAAGTTCTTTTGTATTTCCAATTTCATAAATTTGAATGCTAGAATCGTTATCAAATCCGAAAGATTCGTTAACTCTTTTTAATTCAGCATTTTCAAAACCAGGATCTGCAACTAAATCATAAGTGAATAATTGCTTAATTTTAACAGTCCCGTTAGATTCAACTGTACCAGCTGCTCTAGATGAAATTTGTAAAGGAACACCAGCATCAACCAAAGCTTTAGCCTGACGACCAGCTTCAGTATCAAGTAATCTGATTTTACCTTTTACTTGTTTTGTTTCGCTATCATAGGATAATTCTTCAATAACGTGAGATACGTTTTTTAAAGATACATCAAATGTTTGTGGGTGATCTAATTCTCCTAAAAGTTTAGAAGAACCTATTTTAGATTGAAGAGCTTCAATTTGTGGAACATATTCTGACTCAGTATAGATTCTATTATTTCTATTCTTTTTGTCAATTTCTCCAAATATACCTTCAAGGACATAAGCCCCATCACCATCTTGTTTGAATTCTAATTCACTAGAAGATCTTTCTAGGATTAATAGATTGTTTTTTGTATTCATATATTTTAATACTATGTTTGTTTATATATCTTTTGAAGAATAATGATTTTTCATTTTTCTATATTTCTAAGTCTCCTAGTTCATCTTCTAGGCTTGAGCCTTCTTCTCCTTCTCCACCATCATCTCCACCGGCTTCTTCTTCTTCAGTTTCCTTTTCAGTTTCTTCAGTTTCAACCTCTAAAAAATACTTTAATAATGTCTGCATATCTTCTTCAGTAAATGCATTATTACCATATTCTTTATAGAAATATTCTTTAAATTCCTTTTCAGTTTTACTAGTTTTAATAACGCCGATAATTTCAGCTGATTTAATCTTTTCACCTGAATCTAAAAGAATATCATCTACTATTACATCTGAATCGTCTCCGACCTCTATTGCGTCTTCTGTTAAATTAGAAAAATTTTTAAATGTTTGTAAGTGTTTCATTGCTATTTATATATTCTTTTTTCTGGATTACATTGCCATAGGATCAACGTCCGGTTCTTCTGCGTCAATATTAGCTTGTCTTTGTTTATATGCTAAATTAGCTGCTTTATCGTCCGGTGATAATTTTAAATATCTGTCTACTAAGAATTCCATATCAAAGTAAGGCATTTCTTCCATGGTAACTGGATCTGTTTTCATTAGAGAATCTTGCATTGTAGATATAAAGTCTAATCGTTTCTCCATGATTTCCATTTGTTTTAATTCAGCAAACATATTCTCTTCATTAAATTGAATAGCTATTTGAGTTCTGAAACCTGCATCATCTTTGAATTCAGGAAATTTAAGACACATCTGTAGCCATAGTGGTTTTACTAAAATTTCTTGGAAAGAAGAACGTAATCTTTTAATAAATTTAGAAAACTTAATTTCATCTCTAATCATACCATCAGCTGCAAGGTTAAAGTCACCACCACCGTCTTCATACATAAATCTATTGAATGGTATTTTAGAAACCATTTTTAATTTATCATTAAAATATTTAAGTGCTTCTGTATCTGATAATTCGGGACCGTCTCCTCCTAAAGTTTCAATCTCTGGAGATTCTCCTTCTTTGGATGGTAACCAATATTCTTTGTTAAATTGGAGCATTGGTTTTCCATTAGTTGCCAATGTAGCTGAATCCCAATCAAAATCTACAACTTCTTTATAATTACCCATTAATTGAGCAAGAGATTGCTTAGCTCTTGTTTTAGATTTACCACCAACTGGAATAATAAACTTCATTCTATATGATGAGTTTGTAACCGCCCAGATAACTCTAGTATGTTCCATTATTCTCATCAGGTTAAATGATCTTATAAGTCTTTCTAAGTAACTTACTCTCGAGGCAGTGGTTATTGAAGAATAAGAAAGATAGATAATCTGTGAATCATACAGGACTCTCTCCTTAACAGGATCGTCCTTAAATTGAACCCATACTTTTTTACCATCATCTTTATTATAACCTGGCATTAGTGTAATAGGATCTATTTCCTTAAATCCTATAATCTGATCTTGATCTGGGCTGTAAATAATTTCAAAAGAAAGATATCCGTCAATTAAGAATTTTCTAAAGAAGTACCATGCCGATTGATCTGAATTAAATCCAAAATATTGATATAAATCTCTGTATGATTTATTTAAGTACTTTGTAACTTCTTCTGAAACATCCATTCCTATAAGTTCTGGATTTCCAATAAAGTTCTTATTGTCATATACTATAGATTCGTCACATAGAATATCTAATATATCTTCTATTTCATCATGTGTGGAAAATCTTCTTAATTCGTCTCTTTTACCTTCATAGCCTTGGTCAAAGAAAGGAATATTTTTTCTCATGTTGGTATCTGCCATCGATAATGCGGCAAATGCTCCATACATGTTATCGTCGTCTAGTCCCATTTGATTCATTTGGCCGTAACCAAATTCATCTTCTACAGGACCTATTGCCTGAGATTGTCTTAAGACTAAATCATCATAATACATTCCGAAAGACGAGAGTCTTTTTAATGTATCACTTAAAGTGAATGATCTTTTACCAGTACTTAATGGTCCGTTTCTTTCTATAAATCCTGCCATGTGTTAAAATTACAATTGTATTATACTTCTCTTTATATATTCTTTTTTCTACGATGATCTTCAAATAATTTAATAAGCTGCTGTTTATTGATTCCCTGTAAGGAATTAAAGTCAATAATTGCCATTTTACACCAATCCTTATATGCAACTACAGCTTGATTAGATTTACCAATTCTCTTATATCTTCTTATCGCAAAATCATATCCGGATTTCTCTAAGTACTTTTTTGCACCTATATATGAAAATTTAGGTAATCCTCTTTGTGCATTTGCACTTTTTGTTTTAGATGCTGCCTTTATTATCGCAGAATACTTTTCGTATACTTCGTCTAAAAAATCTTCTCTGATGTTAGGAGGAAGTATTGTTATATTTACTCCTATATCATCTCCATTATAAGGATCTAATGCAAGAACTACTGGCTTATCATCAAACCACATTAAATTTTCTGAGACTGGTTTATAATTAAATACATATAATTTACCTGGTGTAAACTTGCCTCTAGTAGATCCTACTGCCTTTTCTTTTCTATCTTTAAGACCACTTTCAAACCAAGCTATCGATTCTTTCGAAGCCTTAGCCCTTCCTTTGCCCTTTATTAATTTTTTTATTTCTTCTTTAATGTAGCCCATTGATTATAGTTTCTTCTGTTAGAACTATGAAATTCCAATTTCTTTGAGAGCAGAATTCTTTAGCTGCATTATATTTATCCATATTTTTAACATATTGCTCTGCTAAAAATTTATATGACTTAAGAGCCTTCTTAGAATTTACTTTAGGAGGCTCTGGTTTTTGTATCTGTTGCTTTGGTTTGATTTCTACTAGATATTCTTTAGTAGTTTTATCGGGCTGAATTGCCTTAAAATAAAAATCAGGGTAATATTTTCTTTTGGTAGAATCTTGTCTTGACCAATATGGTATTTCAACCGGTTCGCTTGACCACATACTTACCTTTTCATTTTTGTCACACCACATCATAAACTTACGTTCCCAGGAACTTCTATATATGATAGGAGTAGGTCCTGCATATTTAGAAGGATTATTAGGTTTATAATAACCTTGATTGAATCCTGAATTTTTAGTTGGTTTGACATTCTTTATTGACATTAGATGCTATAAATTCCTGTTTGATTTTCAGAGTTACCTGATCCTTTGTCTATAGATAGAGTTCCTTTGTATTTTTGAGGGTGAATCTTATTCCATCCTTTGGCATATCCTCTCTTTGCTATCTCTGTGAAATACGCAAATGCATTTGGATATTTAGGATTGAAGTTTCTCCAATATTTTAAAAGGTCTAATATAGCAAATTGTAGACAATCGTTCCTATCATCTTCGCTAACATACCTCATTCTATTGATCGCCTTTTCTGCCAAGAGAATTAACATTTTTTCAGCATCTCTTGTTAATTTATCCTGTTCTTTTGAAAGAACCATCTGATCAAAGAGGTCTCTGTTATTTAAGTAGTTTTTTGATTTTCTTCTTTTAGCCACAGTGTTGTTGGTTTATTTATAGAGATTATACTCAAAAATGTTAAAAAGTTTATTAACCTAAAAAAGGGACCATTGGTCCCTTCTCTATTTTACGATGATACGTCTTATGCGTTTAAAGCTTCGATCTTATCTTCCCATATTTTGATCTCTGAATTAATTAAAGCATCAGCAGCTTTAATTTCTTCAATTGATTTATCAGCCTCAGCTAATAAACCTCTTTGATCTTTTAAGAAAGAAATCATTTCTTCAAACTTTGAAATTTCTTCAGATTTCTTAGCAAGTTCTAAAGTTTCTCCTTCTAACATTTCAATTAATACAGCTGAAGCGTCTTCTGAAGTTTCTGCCTTAATATAAGATACTGCTTCATTAGCGGTCGCTGTAAAGAATTTATTTAATTTGGTGTCTTTGTTGAATCTTGAAACAAATAGATTTTCATCTAATTTGAATAAATCAACAGTGACACCTCCCTTCTTATACGTGGTAGCGAAGTCTAAATGCATGAAATTTTCTACAATTGTAGAAAGGTTTTCAAATAATTCAGCTTTATTTTTGTTTTCATATCTAACTAGTCCGCTGGCTAATACGTATGTTGAGAATGATTCTTTAATTTCAGATGTTCCATTGTAGAATTTTCCTTCTTCAATGTTGTAAATAAATTTTGAACCTTTGTTATACCATTTGATATCGTTTCCTACTATATCGAAATTTTCAAAAGCATCGATTGCGTTTAAAAATTCTTTATTAGTTGGTCTTTCGATAATTTCAATGTTGTTTTCTTTTATTTCGTAAGCTCTATTGTTTAAATAGAATTGAATACTTTCTTCAATTTGTACGAAAGGTGCTAACATGTTTGTCATTTTATTATTCGTTTAATTTTATTGTTTAACTATATATCTAGATTGTTCTCATCAATTACGTTAGGATCGTCTGGTTGTGCCTGTATTTGCTCATCCTTTGCTTCTCCCTTATTAGATGTAATTGATTTTTGTTTTATTTCAAACATTCTATTTCCTGCATGAACTTCTGTTTCAAATTCAAAGGAAGGAATAAATGAATTTACCTCGATAGGAAATGATATTTTATAATTTTCTTTGTCGTCAAATCCAAAGTCTATTGGATTTTCTTGACCATAATCTTCAGGTAGCGAATAGTATGAAGCCAATCTATATGTTGCCTCGTCT